CACAACCCATATAAGAAAAAAATCCGCCCCCACCCCCCCAATGACTTGGGAGGTGAGGGCTTTTTGCTGTTGGTGAGAGAGGGGGATGAGTGCTTACTACCCGGCGCATTAAATTCTCCCTGAACTCTTGACAAGTTCAGTCCCTTGTTTAGCCTTGTCCTCTGTCTCTTCCCATTCATCCGTTGCGCAGTTCATACACTTGCCACCGTACGAATCGAACTCGTTTATCAGGACATCAGTACTGCACGTTTCACATTGCTCGAAGTCAACACCCAGAATAAAACCGTCCTTGTTCGTATACGTCCCGTCATCTTGGTTGTAGTTGTAGTCTTGCCATGTGTTTGTATTTGTGTCGTAAGTTGAGCAGTTGCCATATGTCCACGGCTTGTATACCTTGTAATTATGATGGTTGAATGTAGAGTTTGAAAACCAACAGCCCCACTTCTTAACACCGCCTGACTGATTAATGATTTTTATTTTACCCTCGTTGTTTAAGAAAATCATCTTGTCAGAATCGATATAGTCTCTAATCAATTCTAGGATTGAGGGGTTACTCATAAAGTCAAGCGGGAGGTTGCCAAGTAGTTTAGTAAATTTAACGGTATCAGAAAACCTCGCATTTACAAATGACTTCTGCGAAATTACGCCATTGTGAACTAACCACGTCAGCTCGTTCACTTTGTGCGGGTGTGTGTTTCTGATGTCAATCTTACCATGTGTTGCAATCCTGAAGTGAATCACAAAATTGGTATTATGTTTCTCTCTATGTTTTCTGAATTGACTATAGAAAGAATTGAAGTCGTTTAATTCTTTTACGATTACAACTTCGGAATTGTAGGCATACATAAAACCAGCACCGTCCGGGTTGTTATCCCAGCAGTTTTGGAGTGTCTTCTTCTTCAGCATTTTGTTTTTGGGTTGTAGTATTGCAATACACATCAGACAGCCCCCAGCATTTTATTGAGTGGGGTGTAGTCGCGGAATTGAGTAAGTGTCTTACCTCGTCTCGCTTCTGTCTCGTTCAAGGTGTTGTTGGTATACATTAAGTCAAGCAAAACCCATTCCCTGTAATTTATCGACTTGTCCAACCATTCTGAAAGATTTCTAAAACGATTAGACTTGTCAACCCATTTTTTGAACAGAAAAGGTTTAAGGTTTTCGGCGCTTGTTTCTTGGGTGAACTCATAAAGAGACTGGGCAAATTCAATGTTCGCGTAAAACGTTTCTTTCTTGAGCGTCCCTCTGGGAGAGCGAAATTCAACGCGTCCTCTCGGTAGATTCAAAGCCGTTCCCCTGTCGTTCCTATGGTTCAAAGCTAATGAGCGCGTCGAATAGAGAGCGTTACCAATGCAATTAACAAAATAAAATTTCTTGTAATTACTCCCCTCAATGTTACTTCTCACGTCGGTAGGGTTTTCGTTGTCCAAATAACTGTAAAACGGATTACCCCACATCAACAGCCTACTTAATTTCCTGCGAGAAAATTTTCCCACAAAGTGAGGGTTAAAATAGATGAATCGAGAAAATCTGTAGAGGTGTCCTCTGTCGAAAGCCCTACGGCTTAAAGACAGATGAAGCCCACAGGTTCTAGTCTCATGACTTCGCAACCCGTGTTTAGTCATTTGAAAGATTTCGTCTATTATGCCCGTCTTCCATACGTTAAACGCGATGGGATGTGAAACAATCTCAAATCCGTCGTTCAAGCTCCCGTCCTCTTTTAAATATATAACGTCTTCTCCTTCAAATTGATTCATCAGCATTTCAGCTAAATCTTGGGTGTGGTAATGTTTGCCGTTGTTTTCCGTTTCGTTTTCTACACCGATAAACAACTTTTTAGATTTTCCCTTCGTTATGATTCCATGAGTGGAGAATTTAGCTAACTTCTTACTGTCTTTCGTATTTTTTCCCTTCGTGTAATCATGCATTCCAAACACATTTTCCGGGGTGTATGAATAAGGCTTTATATGACGCTCGAGCGTTTCGCAATCGCATTCATTAGGACACCCGTCTCCGTCGTAGTGAAACCATTCATCGCAGTTTTCGCAGAGTGTGTTGTAGATGCCTAGACATCCAACGCCAAAGGACGAACCCGCGCAGTAGTACTCGCCTACGTCGTGCACGTACCACGTGTGCTCTTCGAGAAAGAATTTATTGCACCCGGAACACATGTAATGGAATGATGAACAGTGGTTGCAGAAATCGTCTCCCCCGGCGGTTGTACCGTAGTAATGTTCTCCTCTGTCCATGTCTTCTTCGCAACGGTAACAGTAGAAAAAATACTCCGCCATGCAATCATGGCAAACCATGCCTACGCCTTCAACTAATACAGAAGAGGTTAGCCACGGCGGTACAATGTTTTTTTCGCACTTACAGCATTTTAATTTCGTCATTATGCGCTCCTCTTGTCTTGTTTCTCTTGTTTCTCTTGTTTCTTTTCTTGCTCCCTATTGTATAGAGAAAGCCCGTAGGCGTGGTCTGTCGCCATTCTCTCTATTTCTTTCGAAATCGAGCTAATGCTTTTCATGGTTTTCCTCATCGTTTTCATGGTTTTCCTCTCTTTTTTTTCGTTGTCAAAAGTGTGTAAATCGTATTTCATAATCCCCTAAATATAGTTGTTTTATAGGTAACATACAAGGTATTTATTCAATGTCTGCAATTAAGTTTTACTTGCTAAATTTAGGCTAAATTCTTAAATTGTGGGGAGAAATACGAGCTTTTTACCCACTTTTTGCTAAAAATTCGCTGATGAGTTTACAGCAATCACTTAAACAATCACTTTAAGGCACTTAAACAATCACTTTAACCTGGCGGTTTTGGCAAAAATCCCCCTAGCTTATAAATTGGGCTTATAAATTGGGCTTATAAATTGGGCTTATAAATTTAACTTATAAATTGGGCTTATAAATTTAAATTATAAAATATTTTCTGATGACAAATAAAAAAAAATAAAAAACCGTTGCTCATTACCTATAAATAGTTTATATTCTTTGTGTAATTAAACAATAAAAAGGAGAAAACAATGAAAAACACAAAAGAATGGAACTTTTCCCGGTGGAATGACAATTCCAAAACCATGTTTCTTAAAAGCAGGTTCTGCATGTGGGGACAGGGTGGTCGTATCTATTTTAAAGACACGCACACCCAAAGAAAAACATCGCTTATGGAAGTATACAACGGTAGCGAAAAAATAGGGTTTCAAAGAGCATTATATCATTTTGAAAACTTTATATCAATCGCCAAAGCGGAGGATAAACAATGAATAACTATGAAAAAGTAGCAGAATGGATAGTTTATGAATGTGATTCGCCTCGCGGAGAAGTAGCTTGGCTATTAGAAAAACTCTACGAAAACAAAAAACCAAAGCTAACATTTGAAGAGGCTTATGGAGATGTATTAAAAATGTTAAAAGAAAGTGAGGTGGAATAATGACTAAAGAATATAAATGGAAGTGTGAAATTTGCCGAAAGCATAAGGTCGAATACAAGGATTACAGGTTCATAGATTCCTGTGGATTACAGGGTAAAACCTTTGTCTGTAAATGGTGTAGAGGTTTGGATAATGTGGCGATTAGTGATATAATACGAGATGAATTAAATCCAAAGGTATTTTATGAAGAAAGCGAGGTGGAGTGATGACCAAAAAAGACTATATTGAATTTGTAAAATTGGTTAAAATAATTGACCGAGGAGGTTTCGTTAACACGAGCGACCTTATAAATGGGCTTATTGGAATATTCGGGGATGATAATAAAAATTTCAACCCAGATAGGTTCAGAAAAGCGTGTTCGGAGAATGAAAAATGATTACAAATCAAATAACTAAAAACGATTTTTTAAACTATGAGCAAGTGAGGAGATTTGGAGGTTATGATATGATTGACCCTAGGTCGTTTACCTTAACTGGATTATCAAGGGCTAGATATTTGTGCATCTATGAAAATTATAAATCACTATGCGAAAAATACGCAAACGAGCTTAAAAGGGAGGAGTGGATAAAATGAAGGTAAGTAATTGTTGCGGTGCTATGTTTTACGAGCCCGGATATCCCGATAGCGATATTTGTAGCGCGTGTAAAGAACACGCCATGGGTGTTGAAGAAGGAAATCCTAAAGCGGTCAAAGTTCCCGACATTCATCGGCGCGGTTTTATGATGAAAAACACAGATAAAGAGAAGTGTGTTGTATGCGGAGATGAGTTTGATAAGTATAGCGGAAATATCGATAAAAGAATATGCGTGGAGTGCGTTCTTATAAATGAAGACCCTGATGCTATAAACCCATCGGGGAAAAATATGAAAAAAAAGAAAGTAGGATAAGATATGGATATTGTTATAAATGAACAACTAACAAATCGGTTTGGGCATAAATGCTTGAAAGAAGAACACAATGATTCGCCATTGCCATGTGAATTTGTTCAAACAGAATATCAATGTGGAGACCAAGTCGAACTCGGTCTTGAATGTGTGCTTTGCGGTTATGAAATAACGCCCGACAAAATAACGGGCGCATACGGCGACATAAACCTTGACCAATATGGTGATTGACTCGATTGATTGTATTACCCTTGGCTGAATTTTAGCCATGATAGGTAAGAATGAAATCATTTGCACATATAAACAAATGTGCTTATATTCTTATTATAAATAGAGGAACAAAACGAAAAATGGATTTAGTATTGAAAGAACTGAAGGCTCAAGAACGAAGCATTGCTTGGCTTGGGCGACAGCTTGGAGTTTCTAGAACGGCTGTTTATAATTGGGCTTGGGGTAAAATAACGCCTAGCCGTGCTTATAAATTAGCTATTGCTTATGTTTTAGAAAAGCAATACGAGGAACTCTTTAATTAACAACAACCAATAAAAAGGAGATTCTATGAAAATAGACAAAAACATACCCCTTCCACCCGTACGAAATAGAAAATATCTATTTCTTGACAAAATGGAGGTTGGCGATTCTTTTTTCCTCGATGGAGGCAGAAAGGATAACATCCCAGTTCTCTCTACGGTGTTAAACAGGTCAAGGGCGGATGCAAAGAAATTTGCCACTAGAAAGCTCGGAGCTGGAATAAGAGTGTGGAGGATAGGATAGTGCCTGTAACAATACACGGAAAAGAATATAAGACGGTAGCAGAACGAGTCTTGGAATTACACGGTCTACGGGATGATGTTTCCATTTCAACAGAAATATTAGAATGGGAAATGTTTCTTGAAGACCCGAAAAATGACCAAATAATCGTTCGTGCCACAATCGAATATTCAGACGGTCGGAAGTTCACGGGTATTGCTCATGAACTTCGTGGCGGTAACTTCATAAACAAAACATCCTATGTTGAGGTTTGTGAAACATCCGCCATTGGTCGAGCCTGTGCATCTGCTGGATTAGCAGGAACGGAATATGCCTCTGCTGATGAAGTTGCTAACGCAATGCGAAATCAGCGATGATTACATGGTAGATATGGGTGGGGCGGTTAGCAAACCTAGGCTTTCTTTTTTGTGCCTATTCGGTTTCCTTGTCGTTACCCTAACTAATCGCCCCCTCTTTTTAAGACCGTGTTTGAGCAATGTCATTTTATAAATAGACGGTGTGCTCTTTGCACCGAATGGAAAGGCGAACTTTATTGCGGTCTGGCAACACATCCAAATAAAATTGTTAAACTAAAAAAATGTCCGAAGAAGAAACTAAAACGCAAAAAAAGACGATAGTAAAATATCAGAATGTCGACCAGTCACGTAGGCGGGTGGATGCTACCCTGTTTCTCTTTGGGCGTAGGTTATAAATTGCCTATATATTGGATAACAATAAAATCAGAATCAAAACATGAAAAAAGTTTTGATAGCTTTTGTGATGCGCAAAATTTAGAAGAGGCTATTGAGTATTTTTATAGTTATCTAAAATTCGCACACTTTAGTAGAAATAAAATATCAAATAAAATAAAAAAGGAGAAAAAGAATGTCACATAGAGAAGTGGAAATAAACACCGAAAAAAACATTGACGACCTTATAAATGAGAACATGAAACTAAAATCGCTTTTGAGTTATGTTTATAGCGTGGTTCAGTCTGTAAAGTCCAACAATCCCAATAATGCTATGATGGGTTTAGATATCATAGATAACAAAATGGACAAGGATTACGATGTTATAAACGATTTAACGGGTGGAGTATGAAAGTCAAGCGGATTACGTTTAATCCTATTATAAATGAAATGATTAAAAGAAAAAATATACAATTCAGAAAATTAATAGTGTGTTTTGTATGTGGACTCTTTTTGGGCGTTCTAATCTCTATTATAATTGGAATAATTAAATGAAAAATAAAAAGAATAAAAACAAAATAAAAAATTGGTGCGACAAGCCAATTGACGAATTAACCACAGAGAACAGGGTGGATATGGTTGAATCCTTCGCTGGTGCGTTATGTGAGTTTTCTTTCGCCTCAAAGTCAGGCGACGAAGATGCTTGTGAAGAAGTGTTTCAAGTGTTGCTTTACACATTTGCTCTTTTTGCTCTCGAAAATGCAGACCAGAAAAACATTGAAGAGCTACTTAAGACAAAGAATCTAGAGTTTTTTAAGAAGTTTGGAGCAAGTGCTTAAGAGGCTAGCAGGCAAAGCCCCGATGGATTGGCTTTATGCCTATGAAGTCGGGGCGGTTGGCTAATCGGGCTGAAATTTATGAATAACATACTTCAGGGCGACTGCATCAACAGGCTAAAAGAATTAGACGATAACAGCGTTGATGCTATTGTAACAGACCCACCTTACGAATTAGGATTTATGGGCAAAAAATGGGATGCGTCTGGAATATCTTACAATGTAGAACTATGGAAAGAGTGTTTAAGAGTATTAAAAGCGGGTGGACACTTACTTGCTTTTGGTGGCACAAGGACATATCACAGAATGGCTTGTGCTATTGAAGGTGCAGGATTTGAGATAAGAGATATGCTTGAATGGATTTATGCTACAGGTTTTCCTAAAAGTCATAATATTGGTAAAGCAGTAGATAAGTTACAGGGTAATGAAAGGGATATAATAGGGCAAAAAAAAACAGGGGCAGACAAACCAACAGGAAAAGGAACACTACAATTAAGTAAAAAAACCTATAAGAATAATAAAGGAGAAAGTGTTTTTAATGTATCCAAAGGCACTTCAGAATGGGAAGGGTGGGGAACTGCACTAAAACCTGCACACGAGCCTATTGTAATGGCAAGAAAACCGTTGAGTGAAAATACAGTTGCAGAGAATGTATTAAAACACGGCACTGGTGGGATTAACATTGATGAGAGTAGGGTGGATGGTTTGCCTCCAAGTGTTCCTCAACCTAAGTGCAGATTCCCAGCAAACCTGCTTGTAACCGATGATGCGTTAGGAGAAGAAAAATCCCGCTACTTCGATATAGATGTTTGGGGAGAAAAACACGGGCTGATTCAAACACCAAAAGCAAGCAAGAAAGAAAGGAACGCAGGGTGTGAAAAATTAGACAAAAAACGCAGGGCGGGACTGGCGGGAAGTGATAGAGATGGCAACCTTGACGATGTTTCAGAAAGGTGGAGAACACAGCCCGCACAAAACAACCACCCAACAGTAAAACCAATTAAACTTATGTCTTGGCTTGTAAGATTAGTAAGTAAAAAGGATGATACTGTATTAGACCCGTTTATGGGTTCAGGAACAACTGGTGTAGCGTGTAAGCAATTAGACAGAAACTTCATAGGTATAGAACTGAATGAAGAATATATCGTAATTGCCGAGAAACGAATAGCTCACCAACTTATTCAGGGGGAGTTGTTCGTTGCCTAATAGCAAAGCTAAAGACCGAAAACGCAAAAAACGCAAACTGAACGAATGGTTAAAACGCAACGGCAGAACGGCAAACCAAGTAAAACGAAAAAGGAAAATGGAAGTGGGGCAATTATGAAGCATCGTAATAGCGTAACCTATCGATGGGATTTAGAATGTTCTCTCGATAAACCAGTACACGATAATGCGGTTAGACGTTGGTTAGAACTTAATATACACACAACTCATTTTAGTTTGGAAGAACATGATTGCAGTAAAAACAAAGAAGTTATGCTGACAGAGTATTGTGACATAAAACAATTAAAGAAATTGTATATAATGTTGAAAGGAATATTCGACGAGAAAAATTATATATAAGAAATAATGAAAGCAGAACAACCAAATAACAAGAAACACAGGGCGAGAGCTTTTTACCTCGGGCGTAAAATGTTCTGGTACGGAACGAAAATAGGTTTGCTATTTGGTATCGTAATGGGTATAATTGTTATGTGGATATTTGATAAATAAAGGAGAAATACAATGGACTCGCATTCATTCCCAACTGAAATTGCTGATGACTTGGGGCTACACGAAGCCCTTCTTCTTCAGCATTTTTTTTATTGGCACAAGCGAAATATGGGCAACAATAAAAACAAGATTGATGGGCATTATTGGACTTATAATTCAATAGCTGGATTTTCCGCTATCTTCACTTATATAAGCACTTACACGATTCGCAACACCCTAAAAAGACTAGAGAAAGACGGTTATATATTAACAGCTAATCACAACAAAAAGAAGTATGATAGAACGACTTGGTATGCGCTTACAGATAGGGCAATTTCACTTTTCGATACTTCCATTTGTCGAAACCAACAAATGCATTTGTCGAAACCAACAGATGCATTTATCGAAACCAACAAACCTATACCAGATAGTAATACAGATAGTAATACAAATAATAACATACCGTTCGATAAATTTTGGAATTTATATGATAAAAAGATTAATCGTGTTAAATGCAAAAAGAAATGGAAAAACTTAAAAAACACAGAAAAAGAGGAGGCGATGAGACATCTTCCGAGGTATGTCTCGTCAACAACGGACAAGCAATTTAGAAAAAACCCCCTCACTTATCTGAACAATAGAGGATGGGAAGACGAGGTTTTAAAAACGACAGAGCAATTAATCGACGAAGAAATCGCAACAAAAAAAGAGTCATCACAAAATGTTATTGTTTGCCCGAACCATACTTTTCACCACGAGAAAGTAGAAAAGGGAACTATTAAATTTTGTTTGATATGTAGAACCAAGATGGAAACGCTATCAGAAATTGATTATATGAAAACAATTGGGATGGTTAATTAAATTCTTATAAATCACGAAAAGAGAGCAAAACAAATCATTTCCTTTGACGGAATGCAGAGGAGGCGTGGAATAACCCCAACAGACATTGATGGTTTTATTGACTATGGAAGTAAGGTGTTTGTTTATTTTGAGGCAAAACTGCTTGGCGCACCAGTTCGGTTAGGGCAAAGAATAGCTCTGGAAAATGTAGTAAAATCTCACGACATAGCTGGAAACAGGTCTTGTGCGATTATATTCAGACATAACACAACCCCCGAAGAAACCATTGTGGCTAGTACACAGTTTGTTGACAAGTCTTATTTTAAGCTCAACGACGAATATCTATGGAGAACCCCTATTGTTGAGCAATATACAGTTGTTCAATTTTTAGACTGGTGGGAGACTTATTGTGAAAAACTTGGTTATATCCTGTAATGCCGAAGAAAAAAACAAAGAGAATGTCAATTGTAAGGAAATTAGATAAGATTGTCAGCCTTATAATTAGAGCAAGGGATAAGCGGTGTGTCGTTTGCGACAACAAAGAACACCTTCAAAACGGACACCTTTTCCCAAGGAGGAGCTATTCAACGAGATGGGACGTTTCATCAAACGGTAATTGCCATACCCAATGTCGTGGTTGTAATTTGTCGCACAACAGAGACTTTTATCCGTATTCTAATTGGTATGTCAGGATGTTTGGGCAGAAATCTTACGATAGGCTTCATACGAGATATAAAACCAAGAAAAGATTCACGGATAAACAGCTAGAAGCTTTATATGATAAACTCAAAAAAGCACAAAAGGGGAGACAATGATTATATTTAATGACGACGGATACATCGTTTCCTGTTCATCTTGCGGAAGTGGAAACCTTATTCGCAAAAGCAAAAACGCAAAGGGCAAACAAAGGTGGCTGTGTAAAGACTGTAATTATAGAACCGCATATCCTATAATAGCAGAACCGGAATTAATAAAAGAAAACGTCAGGATTGCCAAGCAAAAACAGGCGCATCAAGACAGAAGCAGGATTGAAAGAAAGTCGTTTAGAGAGTATGCAAGAATAGAAAACGCAGTAACGGAAATGAACAACCACATTTATGAAGTTCTTCGTTCTTATAAACTACATACAAAAGTCAAGAAACACAGGAAGAAAAAACAGAATGCCGTTGGGGTGATTCATCTATCAGATTTGCACTTCAACGAGCTTGTTGACCTTCCCAATAACAAATATAACTTTAGAATAGCCTCAAAACGCCTAAAAAAGCACATAGAAGGCTCTAAAACATATTTTTCAACTAGAGATATAGGTAAGGTGCTTATATCTCTCACAGGCGATTTAATCAATTCAGACCGCAGATTAGATGAAATGCTGAATAGTGCAAGTAATAGGGCTTCGGCTGTCTTTCTTGCGGTTGACATTATTCAACAGGCAATTATAGAGCTTTCTGAAGATTACGAGGTTACGGTTGCCTGCGTATCGGGGAACGAGGCGAGGGTTCATAGGGAATATGGATGGTCTGACATATTAGCCACCGACAATTATGATTTTACAATCTTTAATATGCTCCGAGCCTTGTTTATGGGTAGCCACGTAGGGTTTATATCTGGCGACCCGACGGAGCTTGTGATAGGTGTTGCAGGTCAGAATCTACTGATGCTGCACGGACACGGGGCAATTGGGGCAAGACACGAATCTTCGGTCAATCAGATTATGGGCAGATATGCAAATCGCGGCGTTTCAATAGATTATGTGATAAGCGGACACGTTCATAGTGCGAGAGTTGGAGACACGTATTCAAGAAGTTCTTCAATGGTCGGGGCTAATGATTATTCGGAAAAAGCCCTTAACCTTTCAGGGAGGGCATCGCAAAACTGTTATATCTTTTATAGCAATGGCAATAGGGACGGTATAAAAATAGACCTTCAGAACGTAGACGATGTGGAGGGTTATAATATCGAAAAAAGCATAGAGGCTTATAACCCGAAGTCAAGCGATAAAATGAAACCAAAAACCACGATATTTGAGGTTAAGGTTTAGTGAGAGAGAAAGCAGATTCCAAGATAATCTTAATCGTTGACGAGGATGAACACATGATTATTATGAACGCATTAAGAGAAAAAAAGACAGTACAGGCTGGAAGAATATTAAAAGATATTTCAAACCCTATAAAAAGAGAGGTAAATTTAAAGTAACATAAGGTGGGGTGGTTTCCTTTATCGGCTTCTCCGATACCTCCTTTTTCCGCCCCGCCTTTAATTAGGAGTTAATATGGAAGCATATAAACACAAAGAAAACAGCGGCTCAACCTTTTTAAACGATAAAGAAGGAAACGAACGCAGACCTGACTACAAAGGCTCTGCCGACATTGGCGGGGAAGACTATTATGTTGCCATGTGGAGCAGAGAAACAAAGGACGGCAAAGAATATTATCATATATCCTTTGAAAAGAAAAGCGACGCTCCGTTCTAATGTCAAACAAAGAAGTTGCAACTTGCTGTGTAAGAATGAAAAACGCGCTTGAGTTTTACGCCAAAAGAGACAATTACAGCGCAGAGGTTGAAGAAAATATGTCAAAGATAAGGACGGATGAGGGAAAAAAAGCAAGAGATACGCTCAAACTATGCGATTTGGCTTCAAAAGAAATTCTATAGTCAGAACCCCGATTACGAAAACAATATATCTTGGGTAATAAAAGAGCTGTTTAGCACACGGCAAATAGTAGAAGACCCCTATATGTTAGATAGTGAGAGCGCAGACAAAGATATTAAATATTGTCCTGTATGTGATTATTGTTGGGAAAAGCCAAAATCTGGGAAATCAAGCAGGTCTCTTATCACATATAAGAACTTCCCGAGGATGGGGAAGGAAAAAATGGAATGCCCACATTGCCGAGGCGAAATGAATTTAGATTTTCTATGTAATTTTTAAAATTCCTCTTCAATCTTCATAGAGATGTTCCACACGTCGCTTGCCACTTGAGTCATATCAAGTGAGTCTTGTGCAAATCGGGCAAAGATATGTTCAGATTCTGCATTATCTCCAGCGGAGTCTTTATCGATTGAAAAGATAAAAGGAATATGCGAGCCGTGAGTTATGTTCCAAATATCAACAACAACAGCGTCGTCACCTGTCATACTAAAAGCGTTTTGATATTCGTTAGGCATTAAATCCGTTGAATTTAAATAAGAAAAATTTAAATCATAGACAAGCCTACCCCCAAACGCAGTATAATTAAAATTTGCAATATTAAAGGGCGACCTTCCTGCTGTAGTCCCCACTCTACCATAGGAAGCCATATTGGAAAACCTTTGTCCACCTATAGATTCTAATTGCTTTACCTGTTCGAACACTATCGACCTTTTAACCGACAAATCTGGAGAATGAGGCATATCGTAATATTCACCTATCATTATTCCCCCCACATAAAAATCAGTAGCCCCCCATGTTTCATCAGTATCAGCTCCAGACCCTCCATTCGCACCCTCAAACTGAATACCCCAGAATTCTAAACTGGATTCATCGAAGGTAAACATAGTAGTACCGTCAGTGCCTGGTTGTATTACTACACTTTTACTATCAGCCGCAGCCGTTATAGTATCAGCATTTACTATCTCTGTCACAGTAACGCTCCCCCAATTTATATCACCCGTTTCTGCATTTGCACCATCTACCGCTTGAATGTCAGATTCAATATTTCCTGCAAATATTCGTATCTTACCATTAGCGGTGGCAAGATTGTGATTTAAAATTGCAATATAGCTTTTCCTATATGCCGTTTTTAAATCCAGATTAACAATAACATGACCGTCTGTGTCCCCAGATGTGTCAAAGTCCACTTTATTTAGAGGTCGCATATCAAACAATTCTGATTCAGTCCCTGTTTGTAATCCTATTTTATAAGCTCCAGCATCTGTCGCAAGAACGTCAAAGTTGCCGTCTTGTGCCTCTCCTCTTGAAAGAAAATAATTTATATAGTCTGTATAGAACCTCGGGGTTCTTACATTCATGTTAGCCATTAGCCGACCTCTCTCGCCGTTATGCCCACCTTACCGGGTGAGCGATTTAAATTTGTTATCATATAATAATCTTGCCAATCATCTCCAAAGGGTTCAACCGGCATTTCTCCAGCAGTATTTGAAAATTGAATTATATCGCCAGTTTCCAAATTATAACTCACAGCAGGGTTCACAATATCACAACTGATAATCTTTTTTACGTCACCAAAGATATTCATGTAGTAATCAGCGAATCCATCATTGGGGTTACCTCCTCCCGGATTTGCGTTGCCGGGCTTATTTACATTCATATCCAGTTTAATTTCTTTAATGTTTTCCTTACTCTGAATATTCCATTTTCTTCTCGGCTTGTTTGTCGAATCAACAGAAGTAACGCTGGACAGATAACGATTCTCTGCTGGATGTTTATCATAATTAATTTCCATAGTGGTCAAAAGTTCGCTGAACGGCGTATTGTTGATTTTTAGTTTTGCAATGTCGTCTTTTTTAAGAGTTTGTGCCACATCTCCCGAAGAATAGGAGTTTTTTACAAACCAATAGCTGCCAAGTCCATTTCTCCATTTAAAGATGAAACAGAACTCATACTGAAGTTGTTCTAAAATCTTTTCTAATTCTACAGGTTCTAATGCCCACCATCGAATGTTCCATGCTGAAGTAATTCTGGATGCTTCAATATCTAAATTTGCATCATAATTATAAATATTTGCATCAGTATCATCAAATCCTGCAAACCTTGTGAGAAGGTCTCGATGGGCTTCAAGCCCCGTATCTGCTAAATCGCTACCTCCTGTAAATGAATTTAGAAGCCCATCTGCTCCTGTATAGGCTATATCGACATCTTTAGGTTCTTCATCTACTTGAGCTGTAATATATACATCTTTTACCTTAATGTCCCATGTCAATGTACATTCGGGTTCAACGCTTGCACCGGCTGAAAAACTTACATATCCATTAATCTTTATATTTTCAGGTAAGGCTGAAAAACCTGTTAAAGTTATGGTATCATTTATAGTATTGTCACTCTCTTGTCCGCTTTGAAGATAAACAAAAGCTTCATCGTTTGTTCCGTCGTCTGTTTCAACCTCTATACGAACCCTTAATTGGTTCGGGTCGCTAAAAATAATGAAAGGGGTGATTTCTGCGTTTATATCAAATAATATTACTAAATTTACATTCCCCGAAACGAGAGTCCCCGTTGGTGCAGGGAAATTTATTGTTAAATAGTCTGTCCTATAACTTGTATTGTAAGAACCTACAACTGTATCTGTTAATGCCGCATAGGTGCTTGTAGATGTATCAAAGGAATCCTCTGTGTCTGTCCACGATACAGACGAACCTGCATTATCAGTGTTTTCAGCAGATGTGCCACGATACCTAAAGCCCCTTTTTAGTGATGGACTTAAATAGGATAGAAAAGCAGAATTTTTAGATTCCGTAGAAGTTTGACTGTCATCAATCATGGCTTCTACAGGTATAAACCAATCTATATTTTTATCATAAACGGCTGCCTCGGCATCGGTTTTAGTTTCGCTACTGCTTACAAAATATAATTTTCCATCTTCTGAAGACTCAAAAAGAATAGGTCTATAATTTTGATTAACTAAATAAGCGGGAGACGAATAAGTAGTGTTTGAATTTTTCACAAAGTCTCCATACGAAACAGGGATGTAAATGCCTGAAGAGGTTTGACCTTGTGGAAAAGTAATAAAATCCCACGGTCGTTGTTCGGCGATTGTTAATCTAATAGTAGCATCATCATGAGATATGTCAATTAATCTGCCTTGATAAACCTGCAAACAGTTAGATAGCGTAGAGTCCCCATTTAATTGAGAATAAATTTTAACATTACGGTTGATGTACTTTCTTGTTCCTAAAAACAGTTCAGCAGAAAAATCATCTCCCTTATATTGGAAATTTACCACGCTCAAAGATATATTCCCTGTCTTCGCAGTTGAATTGGCTAAATTGATTGATGAACGAACGGAAGGAGTATTTGTAATTACCCCATGATAGAAGACATCATCAACGGTTGTATCTGAAAGAGCAATAGGGGTAAAATTATTCCAGTAGATTGCAGTATTGTTAGTGTGGGTTGTATCTGTTGTCCCCATTTGCCCACGTTTAAGCCCCAGTGTATTTGCTGCAGCTGTCAGAACCTTCATAATTTCATTATCAACTTTAATGTAATCTCCAGATTTAAAGACTGAACTGTCATCGACGTCAACGAGGGTCTCACCTTCGCTTACTGCTTCATTTAATAGATTTGCCGTTCCTCCCATTTGTAAAACGGCATCCCAAGCACCCTCTCCTCTTCCCTGTGCATCACCATTGAAAAATCCTAATTGAATAATCCAGTTCTCCTGAATATTACTTAATTTAGAAGCAGAAGAATATGCCGAGGGGAGAGTAAGGCTCACGCCAGATTTAACCTTTGTGCTTTTTCTATTGCAGGGATAATACTGTCAATAACAGTTTCATCTACGAGAGGTGCTGATATATTGATTGTAATACCGCCGCCTGAAGGGCCATCAATGTTGGGAGATGACAATGGAGTAACTTGTACTCTTTCACGCCCACCAGGATTGTCTCCCACCGCAATCATCTGTGGCCCTGAAGTAACGAAATCACCACCTTTTGCATATCCAGTTGGGGTTGCCATAATAAGCGCAGTTTGAGCAGCCCCTAGAGCCCCAACCAATCCCGCAAGGACTGGATTAACACCTAATGCTTTTGTCACAGCTGCGGCTGTGTTCATAATGGAAGTTGCGACATTTGCGGCTTTTTCATAACCCGCGGCTCGTTTTGCAGCGATATGATGCTTATCCCTAATTTTTTGCTCCATAATTTCACGCTGTTCCATCGAGGCATCTTCATAGGCTGCGGAGCTTTTTAATCTATTTATGTCTTCGTTAAGCCGACCCTGAACCATTTGTGAATATGCAGAAGCGACGCCAGAATAAGATGATATTAATTGATTTATTACGTCAGTTTCAGACTGATACCTTCTCTCCGCCTCCTCTTCATCTAGTTCTCTCTTCTGTTCAACATATTCCTGATAAAGTGCTAGTTGTAAGTCGTAATTGCCTTCGGCTAAAGCATACTCTTTTTCATATTTTACCGAGAGAGCTTTCCATTCATAAGTATATCTATCATCTGTTAATTTAGATATATTTAAATTGGTTGATATTAATTTTTCTGCTTGTCGCTCTCGTAATTTATCTGTTTTTTCTGCAGCTTCGACATCGAGTTTAGCCAATGAATCCGTGTGTAATTTATTTAGTACTATCTCATCTACACCAGCATCACGATATGCCTGTACCCTCTTCCCTAATAAGTATTTTTTATATTCTAATTCAGACAAACCTAATTTTTTTACTTCATCTCGAAACGA